TGTTAGAAATTCACAAGGAAAAGAAGTAGTATCTGAAGCAACAATATATACAAAATCAGTAGTATTACCGAATGATATTATTACTTGGTATAGCAGAGATTGGACTGTATTAGCAGTATCAGATATTACAGATTTAGAAGGTAATATCCAATTTAGAGAGGTAAGTGTTTAATGAGTAGTGATTTAACATGGAATGGTAATGCGATTGAAAGATTAATTAAACGTGTTGGTATGCAAGCAATGCACAATGGAGCAGAACATATTTTAACTGAATCTATTGATGAATGTCCTATTGAATCTGGTACATTAAGAAGAAGTGGAACAGTAATTGATCAAGATGATTCTGTAGTTATTTTGTATAATACACCTTATGCTTTAAAACAACATGAGGATTTACAAATTTTACATATAGATGGCAAAGCTAAATTTTTAGAAGATCCATTTAATAGAAATAAAGATAGAGTTATTCAACTTACAAACGATAGAATTAATTCAGCATTAAGGGAGTAGGAGGTGATTGACTTAGCAGAATTAATTAGAGATGTAGCTAATTATTTAATTAATAATAGTTTGGCAACATCAATAGGAACAGATATTTTTCTTGATAATAAACCAGATTTAGACAATATTATTTGCGTTTTTGAGTATGCCGGATTACCTACTACCACAGGTGTTAGTGCATTAGATAGAAGAATACAAATATTGGTTAGAAATAAAAGTTATTCAGTCGCTCGGTCAAAAGCCTGGGCGATTTTTAATTTGTTAGATATAGAAGATAAAGGTGAAGGAATTCAACTTACTCAAACAAGGGTAAGTATTATCAATGCTTTGCAAAATCCATTCAAACTTGAAACAGACGCAAATGAGCGATCTGTTTTTATTTGCAATTATGCAATTGCAACAACAAGAGATTAAATTAAAGGGAGGGGTTATTTATGGCAGGAACACAAGTTGGCTTAAGCAATCTACATTATGCAATTTTAACTTCTGATACAGTTTCAGGTGTTACTTATGAAACACCTGTTTCAATTCCAGGTGCTATCACAGCAAACATAAATCCAAATTCTTCAAGTGGTGTTTTATGGTCTGATGATGCTCCAAGCGAAGTATTTTCACAAATGGGACAAGTAGATGTAGAAATAGAAGTTAAAGATTTACCATTAGAAGTACAGGCTGTTTTACTAGGACACACGATTACAGGCGGTATATTAAAAAGAAAATCAACTGATGTCAGTCCTTACATAGCTTTAGGGTTTAAATCTTTAAAATCAAATGGAAGTTATAGGTATGTGTGGTTATATAAGGGTAAATTCCAATTACCAGAAATTAATCATCAAACTAAAAATGATAAAGTTAATTTCCAAATTCCCAAAATGAAAGCTAGTTTTATTAGGTTAGATTATGATAATTCTTGGATTAAACAAGTAGATGAAGATCATATAGATTATGTATCTACAATAGGTACGAACTGGTTTACTGCTGTAGAAGGTGAAGCTGATACTACTGCACCTACTGTTACTTCTGTACCTGCTGATGCGGCTACTGGTGTTGCTATAGATGCAAATATTGTTCTTACATTTAGTGAAGCTATTCAAGCAAGCACAGCTATATTAGATAATTTCTTTATAGTTAAAGCAGATGGTACAGACGTTCCTTTTGCAATTTCTATTAATGATGCTCATACTATAGTTACTTTAAATCCGACCAGCAATCTAGCTTCATCTAGTGTATATATTGCTGGTGTTACCAAAGGTGGCGTGAAAGATATAGCAGGAAATGCTATTGCATCTGCTAATGTTATTAACTTTACAACTGCTTAAATAATTAAGGGAAGTTAATTCTTCCCTTAATATAATACAAAAATAAAATATGGAGGTTTTTTAATATGTTAGCACCTACTATTACTTTAAATGGAAAAGACTATACCGCTGGCACACCCAAAGCTGGAGTATGGAGAAAAATAATTAAATTCAATAATAATTTTGCTAATAAGAATTTAGCACAAGATGAAAAAGCATATGAAGAGATGCTTAACTTAATTTCAATTGGTTTTAATAATAAAGAAGTTACTCCTGAATTAATAGAAGATGGTTTAGATTTAGATGAATTAATGCCAAAATTTACAGAAATATCAACATGGATAGGAAGTATCGTAAATTCAAAAGTTAAACAACTCCCAAACGCATAAAATCCGATAGGGAAAATACTTTATCGGAATATCAAGGTATAGTTTATTATTATCTACAATTAGCAAAATCTTTTCAATGGACACCTGAACAAATTGATAATATGGAACTTGATATTTTTTGGGATTTGATAATTGTTGCTAATTTAAAAGAAGATGAAAATAATCCTAATTCACCTAAAAAAGGATATATTGATCATTTATTTTAGTTGAAAGAGGGGTGATATATTGGAACTTGGTTCATTATTTGTAAGATTAAATATTGATATGACAGCATTTCGCAGAGGTTTAGAAGAAGCACAAAGAGAAATGCAAAATGTTGGACAGAGAATGACAGACATTGGATCAAAAATGTCTATTGGAATAACTGCACCAATGATTGGAATTATGGCTTTAGCTACTGAAGGGACAAAAGAGTTAAGAACAGAATTAGGAAAATTAGAGGTTAATGCTGATAGTGCTGGTGTAAAAATAGAAGAAGTTAATGAATCATATAGAACTTTAGCTGGACTAAGAGATGATTTAGGGGCAAATACTGAAACTGTAAGTAACTTATTAGCTACTGGATTTAAAGGAGATCAATTACAGAAGATTACAGAAGATTTAGTGGCAGCTTCTGTTAAATTTGGTGAAACTTTGAACTCTGAGGGGCTGGCCTCGGATCTTCAAGAGAGCATTGCACAAGGTGAAGTAACAGGTATGTTCGGTGAAATGCTAAATAGAATGGGCGTAAATCTTGATGATTTTAATGCCAAGTTAGTCACAGCTAAAGCAAATGGAACGTCAACAGATTTAGTTTTACAAACTATGGCAGAACTTGGATTAACGCAGGTTTATGATAAATATACCGAAGTAAATAAAGCATTAATCGAAAGTAATCAGGCTACTTATGATTTACAAAAAGAAATGGCAGAATTAGGTAAAACTATTACACCTATTGTAACTGAAATTACTGTTGGTATTAAAGATGTAATAAATTGGTTTAATAATTTATCTGAATCAACAAAAGATACAATCTTAGTAATTGCTGGTATTGTTACTATTGCAGGGCCGATCATCCTTGTTACTGGACAAATAATTTTTGGTATTGGTCAAATAGTTAAAGCAGTAACATTTTTAAGAGGATTAACATTAGCAGGGCCGTTAATAGCAGGATTAACAACACTTGCCGCAAATATTTTACCTGCTTTAGCAGTAGTTTTTGTTACTGCTTTTGAGGTAGTGACAGCACCTATTACTATTGTCACAGGATTAATAGCAGGATTAATCTATCTAGGTTATGAAATTTACAAGAATTGGGATGAATTAAAAAAACTTGCTATTGATGTATGGAATGGAATTTCTGATGTTGTAGGTATTTCTGTAGATTACATAATAGAGCATTGGCAAGGATTTAAAGATTTCTTTATGAATCTATGGGATGATATTTCTTCTCCTTTCAAATCTTTTATTAATATGCTAATTGATGGTGTAAATATAGTTATTGACGGATTAAACCAAATTAACATAGATATTCCAGATTGGGTTCCAGGCGTTGGTGGTGAAAATTGGGGTATAAGTATTAGTAATATCCCTAAGTTTCATGATGGTGGAGTTTTTCACAGTTCAAATGGTGAAGGATTAGCTATATTAAGAGATGGTGAACAAGTTTTAACACCTGAACAAAGATTAAATCAAACAGTAAATCATAGCGGAACAATAACTGTCAAAGGTGTTAATGATAAAAATCAACTTATGGGAGTAGTTGACATTGTGATGGATCAACTACGAAGGGAGGCAAGAATATAATGAGTAGTGCATTATACAAGATTGATGATACACTTATTTCTAATACTATTGCTTCTGTCATTCCAGATTATGAAACTATAGAAGTAGAAAATCGTTTACTTGATGGCTCTTTTCATATTCAAACTATTGGACAACCAGCAAGAATTGTAAATGTTAATACTATTAGTGTTAATACAGTAAATAAAAAAATAATTGATACTTGTAAATCTACTAAAATTCCATTAAAAGTAGTTATTGATGATGAATATTACATTGGTATTATCCGTGGCAATCCAACATGGACAAGAGTAAAATCTGGAATATACCAAATATCTATTGTATTAATTGTTTCTGAAGAAGGTGTAATATAATATGAGAAGTTTACCCTCAGATATTCAAGAGAGAATTAATTTAGTACAGCAAACAATTTACAATAATGCCGATCCTAAAATGGAAGCGTCTATAATTAAAGCTAATAGAGTGCTTGAAATACAAACAATTCAATCAGGAGTTTTAGGAAGTATAGATTTAGCACCAAAAATAGTAGACAGTATTGTAACAGAAATATGGATTATATCAATTGTAGACAATCAAGCAATTGTAAATATTTACAATTATATTGATAATATTGATTTTGCCACACCAGATAGAACATTTTCACTTGTAACTGAAGAAGTAGATGCAAAAGTCAGAGATGTAAGTATATCATTTGATGGTGAAAATCCTTGGTTATTTTGGGTAGAACGTGGTATAAGTTATG